TGTTCAGCAGCATCTTCAGCACTACATCTATCATCCCAAATGTAAGGTGTGACAGGAGAACCTTGAATTGAACGGTTTGATGGATAAACTGGATATGCCCATTCACCATGTTCTTTAAGTGTACCTGTATGGTTTGAAGGAAACTCAGCGTCAAAATCAACCCATTTACCATCCTTAACAAAACGCATTTGGTCTTGCATTCCACCAGTTACATTAGCGATAATTGGATTTCCTACCAACATTGCCTCAGTTAATGCCAATCCCCATCCTTCATTACTTGTTAACAAAATCTGAGCATCAGTCATGTTGTACAACATATTCATTTGATTTGGATGAAGTTTTTCAGGTACAAAAATGATATTGTACTTTTCATCATCAAAGAAGTATTCTTTTACTGCTGCCAAATCAGTTCCATTGTCGTCAACAATGTCTGTGTGGAGTAAGAAAGCACAACGTTTTGCTTGTTCTTCAGACAATGTATCTACAAAGTACTTATAAGCTAAAAGTGTGTCTGGGATTTGTTTACGACGAATGTTTCTTGAGTTAAAGAACAATACAAAGTCATATTCTTTTCCTTTAAATACCTGCTGTTTGTATTTTTCAAACTCAGGATATTCAGGTGACTCTTTAGTGATTGGTTTAAATAAGTCGTGGTTCAAACCATGAGGTACATATTGAATAAGTTTCTTTTTAGCCTTATCTCCCAATACCAACTTATTGATGTTAACTGTTTGTTTAGAAATTCCTAACAATGCATCACATGCCTCATAGAATGGTCTGTTATACATTGGTGCTGGGTAGTCATCCCAAATGTTTAAATAAATGATAGGAACTTTTCTACGAATTTCATTTTCGATTTGAAACAACCACATAAAATATCTTGGATCAGTGATTAAAAAGATAGCATCTGGTTTTTCAATTTTAATCAATTGACGAACTAAATTTGGATCACCATAACCATCTACTGGGTACATCATGACAGAGGCATCTGTTAGACCTGTATTGGCATTAGTGTCAGGTGATAAATCTAATTTTTTTCCTTTATCTGGGTGATTTATAGCTCCAGCAATTTGGATCCAATTGAAATGTTGGGCTGTGTTAAGAACGATTTCACGAGCAACAGTTGCTACTCCACTATGTACTCGAATATCATCACATATGAGTAAAATGCGACGTCTTTGATTTTGTGGTAGATAACCAAATTTTTCTTTCATAAATTTTTATTTAATATAATTAATTGTTTTTAAATTTCCAAATATAACCACCGGAAGTTTTTTGTTTACCTCCAAGATGTTGGGAAATAGAAGATTCATTTATATTTAAATTTTTACTTGCTTCTCTTATAGATGGCCAATCTTTAATAAAATTTCCACTTAAATCATACTGTATAATGGGTTTTTTAATAGTTTTTAGCCATATTTCATTTTTATAAAAATCTTTATCTTTTTTAAGATGTCCTTTTTTTAAATTATCTATATGAGAAGATGAAAATATTTTTCCTTTATTTGAATTAGATATTTTATCTTTAATTTCTTTAGATAAAATTTTTCCTTTATGAGATAAAGACATTTTAGTTTTAGTTTCTAAAGATTTTTTATGTCCTGTGGTTGATTGGCTTATTTTTTGTTTTGTTTTTTCTGTGTGGTAATTGGGGCCGCTTCCTCCTTTTTTACGTGTATTCATAATCTCAAAACCCCATTGTCTAAACTGTTCTATCCAATATGTTTCGAGAGGTTCCCAATCTTTATGATATAGAGATTCTACTTCATCAACATAAAAATATTCTATAGAATTTCCATAGATCTTTCTGTGATCTTTTTCTCTAGAATTTTTAGTTTTACCTATATAAACTTTATTTGGATTTTCAAAACAATTAATTACCACATATATTTTTACTTTCTCTATATTTTTGTTTAAGTTTTTCATCGATTTTTTCTTTATTAGACCAGTAATATTTCTTACTATATTCTCGTTGTTTGAGAATACGTTCATCTTCTGTTTGGTATTTTTTGATACGTCCCATCAATTATAAATATTACAGATCTAAGAAAAAGTCTAAGAAAAATATTTGTCCTTAATAAAATTTTCTAATTCTTGTTCCATTCTTTTTTTAGCATCAACATCTTTCATTAATTCCTGACCACCTTGTACTAAAAACCAAAAATTAGAAGGAACTATACCATTAATATATTCACCTTTATAATTAAAAACAGCGGCCATAGCACCTGTACCTTCTCTTCTTTCAAATAAATCAGGCATTAATAATTTAACTGTTTGTAAACTATAACTAGCATCTTTTAATACAATATCAACCAGCATTTGAAGTTCTTTATTATTTTTATTTTCTGATGGTTGTTTGAAAATTCTTTCAAAGTTATAGTTTGATATTTCTTTTTTTGCTAGTTCTAGCTTTTCTTTAATATATTTTTGTTCTTTTTCTTTTTTTGAGAAACCAAATATTTCACTAATTTCCTCTTTAATAATTTGTTTTAATTCAGATTTTTTCATAGTTTTATTTTTTATTATAAATATGTTAAACTATTCTTTAATCTTTGGATTGTTATAATTTGTTAATTGTTTTCTAAATTCTTCTGAGTTAAGGTACAAATCCATTGCTCGATTTACAAGCTTATTTAAACTAAATTTTCTTTTTACACATTCTAGTTTAAATGTATCGAAGAGATCTTTGTCAACCTTAACAGACGTGAGTTGTTCTTTATTTTCCATAACATTATATTTGTATATAAATATATATGGATATATTCTTGTTGCATAAATCTTTTAAGGTTTAGTATTCCATGTTATTTTTCTTCCTTTTAATGCTTTTCCTATATTTCTTCTATGTTGTTCAGACATTTGTTTTTTAATCCCCGTATCTTTTTTTATTAAAAATGTTTTTAAATCGAAGTCCGGAGGTAGTGGGTTGGTTTTTTTTCTCCAAATATATCCACCTGAAGTTTTAGTTTTTCCTTGAAGACATGAATTGATATTAATTCCTAATTCTTTTTTTACAACTATAGCTCCTTCCCATTCTTTGATGAATTCTCCATTCAAACTGTATTGGAAGACAGGTCTACATCTACTTTTACTAAATTTAAAAATATGTTCTTTTGATTTAGGAATGCCTTTACCTCTACTTATACCTATATTGTTTTGACTTTTTAATTTTCTAGTCTCTTCAGATTCCATTCTTCCTTTAAGAGATATTGATTTTTTTAAACATGCTTCTATAGAATGTTTTTTTCCTTTATTTGCTTTAGATATTTTTTGCTTAGTTTTTTCACTTTTATATCCTCCTTTTCCATCAATTAAATGACAAAACAATGCTTTTTCCCATCCAAATTTATCTATAAATTGTTGTTTATAAAATATTTCTCTCTCATCTAATTGTTCTAAAGAACATTCTTCTAATATTTCAAATATGTGACTTTCAAAACCATATTTTTTAAGTGAATTATATAATTGAGGTTGATTATTACATGTTATTCTTTTATAATATATCCATCTTTTTTCTATATTAGTAGCTTGACCAATATATACTTTGTCAGAAGGTGAAGTAATTTTATAGATTCCTACCATTTATTATAAATATTATAAAAATATAAGAAATCTATGTGATTATATTCCTTCTTGACATAAGGATTTAAGTTGACGAAAGACACAGTATTTGCAAGTATGTTTGTCTGGTTGTGCTTGATGGTCAGTTGTTTTGAATGTTCCATCCATATTAAATACCTCTTCAATAAATTTAGCTAATACTTCTTTAGCTTTTTTCATCTTGATCTTACCAGCAGCCGGAGCAAACTGTTGAATACGTTTTTGAGGAAACTCACTTTGTTCCCATATTTTACGTTTCAGGATAAAGAACTCCACATTTATACTATCTTCAGGAACACCAAACTGTTCACTAAAGAACTGCTTGTATAGTAGAACTTGGAATTGTTTGATTTCGTCTTTCTTTTCCTTATCACCCCACCCACGAGTACTTGTTTTAATATCGTAAATAAAAAACTTGTTTGTGTTTTCATTATATAATACAAGGTCAATAAATCCGTTGTATAAAACATTG